GATGTACTGCGCGATCATTTGCTGCGCGGTACGCATCAGCATGTCAGCAATACTGCGGAGGAAATCGGCAAACACCTCTTCTGCAGTCTTCGTTCCATCGACAAAAGACTGGATGCCAAAGGTCATCATGTTGGCCGCTGCATCAGCAGCCTGACCAAGCAGTGGATATTTTTCAATAAGTTTATCTATGCTTTGTTCAACAGAGAACATTTCCTCCAATGTTTCTTGCGTAAATCCTTCGGCAAGTATTGCGCCAGTCACTGCACGTTTTTGCTCAAGGTCATTCAAGTCAAGCATTAAGTCCCTCTGAGCTTCTAGATTTCCTAGCAGATAGAAGTACTTATCGTCAATTAACTTTAGGTTTTTAATCGATTTAGCTTGCGATACTTCTTGTTCTTGTCTTTCTTTAAGTAGTTTCTTTTCTATCTCAAAAATAGCGTTAATTTGTTCTCTAGTAATATCAAGTTTACTGATTTCGTCTAAGCCTAAACTATTAAGTTCATCTTGTGTTTTCATGTACTCAATTCTAAGTAAACTTATGCTTGTTTCTAAATCTTGTTTTTGCTGAAGTGCAGCATTTTCTTTCTGTCGTTGTAGTTTCTCAAAGTTGATAATCCGCTCTTGAAGAGTTATATAATCTAATTCAGCTTGTAGACGATCTTGAGATGCTTTTCTCTGTGCTGCAGCGCGCTCGCCCTCTAGGCGTTTCATTTCCTGTTGATGCTTTTTCTCCGCTTTCCGCATAATTGCTCGCTGTTCTTCCTCTTTATTGAGTGCTTTTAACCTGTCTGACTCTACTAAATCAGGAGCTAATGAAGGCCCTGCGGCAGCTTTACCCAGTGTTCTTCCTCGCTCTTGAACCATCTCAAAAGCTTTCAAGGATACGTTTAGACCCGGGAAGAACATACCAATCATCCCCCGACTCATCATTTGTATAAACTGACCTACAGGGGAATCTACTAAAGCTTTAAAGGCCACAATTAACTCGTTAATTATCGATACCGTCCCAACCATTGCCGGGAGAAGTTCGGCTGCTAGAGCAGCTTTTAGCTCGTTGTACTGATCCTGCAGTCTTTCGGTTTCATTCTTGTACGCTTGAAGCTGTCCAACAGCTCCCGGGCCTAGAGTTCTTTCTATTTCTTCCAGAACAATACAATGGGCTTCATACGCTTTTCCGGTTTCTATAAGCTTTTGTACGGAAGTTTTAATAGATTCGCTTACCCTATAACCTGCTTCTTCTAAAGCACTTAAAGCTTCTGTTGGATCTCTTAGAGCTTGACCAAGAACTGCCACTTCAGAAACAAATTGGTCAAACATTGAACCAATCTGCGTTCCAATCAGAGACACGCCAAAGCCAAACTGGCCACCAATCATTCCGCCGCCAAAGCCGCCTAATCCGCCACCGATGGAGGCTCCTAGGCCTTGACCAAACAGCAACGGAAACGCCCCACCAATTAGTGCACTACTTTGAGCGGATCTAAGTCTTTGGGCGCGTTCAGCAGCACGCAAAGCAGCAGGACTGCCCGGAATGCCTACCGCTCCACCGATTGGGCTTGTTTGGCCAATAAGGGTTATGGCCTCGCCTGCTGCTTTCTTTCTTGCTTTGTCAACTTCCTCTATTGCACGCAACTCTGCAGTTTTTCTAAACCCAAGCTGCTCCATAAATCTTCTTCCTCTTCCTTGTCTCTTTTTATTGCATTGTCAAATAGTTCCTTTTCAAACCTTTCTTTAATCTCAAACTCTTTAATTATGTTATCAATTTCTATGCTGTTAGTTTTTTTGCCCAGACTTATCTCTAGGTTGTGCATCTTGTTTAAAAAGTCAGATGTAGCCTGAAACCTTTCTTGACGCAATCCTGACTCTTTATCAGCCTGAATTGCTAGAAGGCGAGCCCTTGCTTTTCCTTCGTCCGCCAACTGCTTTTGAGGGCTGAAGGGCTGAGGACCAAACGGAGTTGCTTGAACAGGCCTTCCGGCCAGAAAAACTTCTCTAACCAGTCGCTTTTGCTCTTCTAGTGCCTGATTGCTCAACAACTGCGCGTCAAGAAACTCTCTTGCAGCTTGGGTAGCCTTGTCTCCATTAAGAGCAACCTTGTTTAAGTTTTCAGCAGCGTCCTGCAAGGCTCTACTAAAGTTTGCCGTTGAATTGACAACGGCCTTGCCAACCAAATTGGAATAATTTTCAATGTTCTTGTTTACATTATCAATCTGCCCACTAAGCGTTTTGGTGTCTCTTGACAGCTTAGTGATCGCTTGGGAGTTCTTGACCGCAACCGCGATATTTACGCCGTAGTCAGCCACAAGCCCGCACCAAAGACCTATTGCTCCACTTTACCTCCTGCTAACGCCTTGCGCTCCATGGCGCATTTTTGCTTGCTCCATTGCCTTCTCTTGCTGCTCGTTGTGCAGCTCAAAATAAGCAGCCCAACCGACCAGCTCTTCTTGCGTCAACGACTGAGCAAGCTGAGACACCGTTGTGCCCAGCTCCTTGGCTAGAAAATAAATAAAGTACCAATCATTGCTTGCTTTTCAAAGCTGCTTTCGCGTCCTCCACTTTGTTCTCCGTTCCAGAAGCCAGCATCGCAAGTTGGATTTCTTGCAGCACAGCCGCTTCGACAGCATTGCGAAGAGCAGCTTTTTCTCCATCCTGGAAAAGACGCTTCCCGTCAGCATCCAGGGCTTTTTCGATCATCATGCCTAGGGCAAAATCACCGGCATCATCAGAGTTAGATTTCTTTTGGATCGCCTCACGCTCGGCAATCGTCAACGGGTGCCAATACACCTCAAGCACCACCTCGTCGCCATCCTTGACCTCATGCTTATAAAGCTGGCTAACGCCAAACTTGTTTCGCAGCAGCTCAGTCGCGCGCATACAGCACTATCGTTTCGATCAATATACTACAGGACTGCCGTAAACTGACAAGACACAATGCCTAAAAAATGAGACCTATCCTCTTCCTCTATTGGAATAGGACCGTTTATATCTAGGACCCTAGGCGAAACGCTATATGTATCCACATAGTTGCTTGCGTTGACTGAGGTCAAACCGTCAATCACCGATTCGCTAATTGCAGCCAGCACAGACGTTCCAGCAGACTTGGGCACATAGACGTTGCATTGAATCACGCCGCTGTAATAGTCAGAAGCAGCGCCTTGGTTTTTGAGCGTTGACTGGTTGAAAGTCACTCGCATCGAAACGTATTTCTTTGTTTTGCCTGGCGTCGTAAACCGAACATTGTCGTAAATCATCAGCACGCTACTGTCCGCTGCGACAACTGCGTCGGTGACTGCCTTCTCAAAAGCAGCTCTAGCATTTACAAGGGTCATGGTTCAATAAGAGGCTCGTAAGAAACGCCATAAGTGCCCGACAGCCTGTTAACTGCAGGCGCCGCACCAACTGCAATTCGTCCCAAGATGGGTTTCTCCCGGAAAGTGTCGTCGATTAGCTTTTTCATCTCGCCCTGAATAAACGCAATTGTCATTCCATCTTCAAGAGCGTAAGGAGCATAATTGGCTTGGTTGCCAATGTACACTTTTTTGTCTTTTTTGAAATTAAAGTTGGGGGCCTGAGAAAACCTTGGCTGAATTTCTCCAAGATTTTTCTTTACACCCCACATTGTCAACGTGTCGCCCGTGCCTCTTGTCTTAATTTTGTAAACCGTCGCCCAAGGCTCTTTAGTGCGTCGGTTCCGATCGCTGACCTTTCTGCTTTCTCTTTGGATTTGCCTTTTTCCTGCTTTCCAGCTAGAAGCAAAATAACCTGTATAGACAGGACTATTTTCGCTAGTCGCTAGCTTGCGAAGCGCTAGCTCAATTAGGTTATTAAACGCTCTATCAAAGTACGCTTCGTAATCGCTTTCAAAGTCGCCTAGATCTGTGCTAGCAAATTTACGCGCCATCAGAACGTTACCCCCAAAACATACAAATACTCTTGCCCGCCTCGATACGTCTGCACGCTATTAATCTGAACGGTGCGGTCCGCTCCAGCAAACTTTAAGATTACTTCGTCCTGAAGCGTAGGCTGGTTGCCTCCAATTTGCTCAGGAGCGATATAGATCCGAGCTCGCCGCTCTTCACGACCCTCCTCTTCCTCTGATCTCACAAACTCAACTGGACAAGGCAAGTTGTAATAAGGACGATCAAAAGTCTCGTACTTGCCCTTGGCTACGTCATACTCGCCATCAAACTTGCGAATGTAGTCAATGGTCGTATCGAGACTACTCCCAAGTTCCGAAACCACTGCTTTGGCTGCATCTCGGAAGGCTTTGTCTAATGCTCCAGGCATGTCAACCCCTCACCAAGCGGACTTGATAGCTGCCGCTGCCGCCAAGGCAGTAAGCACCAAGGTAAGACTGCAGCCACGGGTAAACATCAAAAACGTTATTGACTGTTCCCGTAGCCTGGCTAGCAGTGTTGTATTTGACTTCCAGGTCGCCGAGTTTGACGGCTTCGTATAGCCCCGTATCGCCGGTAGACCCTGTAATTGACTCCGTGTCATTGGCTAAGGCACGTGCCAGCTCGTAGGTAGCGTATTTGATGTCGGCAGGAATGACACTGCAAGTCAGCTCGACTCGATCGACGTGGTAATTGTTGCGGGGCCAACTCAGTGCTTGCTCAACGTCGCAACGATCACCGTAAAAAACTTGGTTATCGATCCAGCGCGTAGCTGAAATCAAAGCGCGGTTTTTTTGGTCGTCAGTCTTGTCGTCCCAGGTGGTGCTGTCTGGGACGGTTTCAAAATATGAATCGGCTTCGGCCAATGTCACATAGCTATTGGCTGTCGCGCTCTTCAGGGTGGCGTTGATTGTGGCAGCCATAGCAAGAAAAGAAGGTGGCCCCACCTAATGGTAGGGCCGTTTGCCTGATCAAGAAAGATCAGATGGTGGTGGTGTCCAGGGGGCTGTTGACGGTCATCTGAACCATGGGGATCAGATCGATGTCGTAGGTAGCATCCCAGTTACCGGCGGTTGCCAGTTCGGTGTTGGTGGGGTTGTCACCAGCATCGGACCACTTGGTGCCCATCACGTGATAAGCAGAGTGGTAGTCAACCGAAAGGACGTCCTGCTTGGACAACACATTGCGGTCTGCCTCAATCCGCAGGTCCTGCTGCACACCCTCGAGGATGGTGCCGGACTTGACCAGATAGCAGTAGAACTCGCGCTGGTGGCCAGACGTACCAGGGGCAACGGTGTTGACCTGGGAGTCAACGATGACGCGCATACCGGCGAATTCGCCGACTTCGCGAGCACCGATGCCCACGCCGCCACCACCACAGGTCACTGCGCCAGAAGCGGACAGTGCAGAGGTGGAGAAGGTCAGCATTCCCACCTGGTACAGGTAGAAGGCAACCGAGGGGTGGACGATCAGGGTGTCCAGCTCTTCGCCGCGCTCGCCCAGTTTGGAACGAGCTTCGGCCACGTTGGCGGCTGACAGGAAGTTGGCTTCCGCACCACCAGAAGCAGCGGCAACGGCTTTGTCCAGTGCGTTAGCGGACAGAGCGGTGCCGAACAGACCAGCAAGTTGGGAGAACAGACGGGCGCTGTTCAGTTTGTTGATGGCGTCGGCAAGCTGGTTGCGGATGTGAAGCATTGGATCTTCGCCAGCAGCCAGAACTGCAACGTCATCCACGGCATACGCGAAACCGCGATGGCAGATGGTTGCAATCTGGGTGCCAGTGCCGATCTTCTGGGGAGTCAGATAACCAGCGGTGCTGGTGCCCCAAGTGGCGGTTCCATCCATGATCTCCTCGGTGGGAGACACGGGGTTGAATTCAGGAACTTGGATGCGGGTGCCGCCAGAGCGGGAATCCAGCAGGGAATTGCGAACAACAGCGCCGCTCTTGATGAACAGGCTGCGCTCTTTGATGGCCTCAGACACATAAGTGCTGAGATTATTGCGCTTGACGATGTCCGCCAGAAGGACACCGCCGGAATAGTTCTGAAATGGGGCGGCCATTTCAAGCTCCAGTGATAACGTTTACGGGATTCAAGTCACAGACTTGAAGTGGTGTCCCACGGGGACTATTTACCTGCCTCTCTCTTGAGCACAGCTGCAAGATCGGGGTCGGTAGCTTCCAAGGTCATTTGCCTTGTTAAGTTAATACTACCTTCTGCCCACGGATTAGCGATACCCGCGGCATTGGCTGTATTCAAACTTGGTTTTGCACCCATCCCGGCTTGAGTGCTGGGTTTGAAGTGGTGCTCGTACCCCGAACCAGGATTTTTTAGCTTGGCGAGGTAGATGTTGAGGTCCTGTTCAACGCCGCCGTCCAAAACTTTTACGCTGCCGTCGGCAGTTTTAGTCAGGTTGTTTTGGACCAACTGCAGCATCTGCTCTGCATTGATCGCTCCAGCCAGGCTGATGGCGGAGAGTGCAGAGTTTTTCATTGCTGCGGTCTCGTTCGACGCTTTTAGGTCGTCGAGTTGGCGTTGCAGGTCGGCGATCTGTTGCTCTTTGGTCTGAGCTGTTTTGTTGGCCTCTTCCCAAAGATCTTTCCACTGGCCCTGGTCTTCCAGGGTTTTGCGGCGCTGATCGTCTTGTTTTTTGTAGACCTCGTCGAGTTTGCTTTTGATGCCCTGGAATCTTTCCTCAGCTTCGCTGGCACGAGTTTTTAACGCCTCGATTTGCTGCTCGTAAGCAGAAATGTCCACAGGTGGAGTTGGGGTCGTCGCAGCCACGGGCTGTTCAGAAGGCGCCACGGGCGTCTCCTGGATGACTTGTTTTTCCATCAGTTGGAATCAGTTGACTCTTCTACTTTAGTAGACTTGGTTTTGCGGGCTGCAGGCTTCTTTGCAGGCGCTTCTTCCTTTTTGGGAGGGTTGATCTCCTCGAAACGAAGTCCCATGGGGAATAATTTGCTACTACTCCTCTACTGTACCGTCGTAAGGTGATTCCGCTGCTTTGGGTAGAATCTCGCCTTGTACAAGCATCTCCCGGAACTCTTCGCGGTTAATGATGTCGTCAGCAAACAGCTGACCCATTGCAGTGATGTCTTGGCCGATCAAACGTTGTAGGTCGAAGTCGCGGCTGATTTTTACTGTCGGAGGTTCGATGCCTAGGTACGTACCAGCCAGATCGTAGGCTTTTTGGAGACCAGCTTCGAGGTCCATGGAAACCATGGCCAGCATTGAGTTGCTGTCCATGCGGTCTAAACGGCGGGCTTCTGCAGACTCGGCGACGTATTTTTGGTGGCCTAAAGTTGAAATGCCGAGGTTGCCCATTTGTTGCTGCAGTTCCTTGATCTCTGCAGATTGGGCTTCGAAAGCGCTCGACGCGGGCTCGACGTAATAGACCTTGTTGCCGGGTTGGGTCGCCATGGCGTAGTTCACGCTGACGGCCATGTCCTTGGTTTGATCGTCCCAGCCCTCGAGGACAAGGACGGGTTGGGAGGCGATGTGGAGGCTGTGGATTAGGTCGGCTTGACGCTGGAAGTGGGCCAGGTTGAGGTAAGTGATGTCCAGCAGTGGGGGACGGCTCACCAAGGTCTCCACCTTGTTGGCGTAGACCGTTACCAGAGGGATTTCTTCGAGGCTGTAAGGACCTGATTCAACCAGCTCAAAGTCTGCTGAAGCGTCGGATTGATCGAATGCAGAGGGGTATGGAAACTGCCCTTGCATTTCTTGTTTTTGCTCCTCTTGACGATAGATGCGATAACGACCTGGCTCGATGACACGGACTTGGTCATAGACTTTTTCGCCGAATTCACCGTCGGCTACAACGGCTTTTTCGCCGATTCGGATTTGCGTGAGACTGCCGTAGTTTGTTTCACGGTCCAGGCGCCAGCCGTAGATGCTGGTTGGATCCACCTCAATCCAATAGGGCCGACGATTAAGAGCACGCTCTTCAGCAAGGCTTCGCGCATCGCTAGGTGCGGGGAAATCGACAAGGGTGTGGCAGTGGCCGTAGGTAAGCGCGCAAACAACTTTGCGGCGGGCGTATTCGTCGAGGTCTGAGCCGCAGCCGTCGACGTTTTTGTTGAAGACTTCGGTCCAGTAGGGGTCGCCTTCGACGCTGATTGGTTTGCGGAGAATAAGACCTGCGGCGGCGTTGATTAGGCGCTGCGTGTAAGGCGAAAAAACAGCGCGGTTTACACGTGCCAGGTAGGCCGTGTAATCCTCGCGGGGTTCGAGAGGAAGGAAGGTTTCGCTGTTTTCGCGGAGGTATTCCGTCCCAGAGGTGACGGCCTTCATGATCTCCCAGCCTTTCATCTGGTTGATCACCGCTTTGGTGCGGACGAACGGACTGTCAACACTTCCCATGTAGGAAGAGCTGACGAGATGGGTACGTACCAGGCCGGGGACGGAATAAGTCATTTCACCATTTCACGCGGTCTGCCCAGTAGGCAGCAGAGAGTTTGCCACGTGCGATGTTTTTTGCGTGGCGGGCTTTGAATGAAGCACGGCGGCGTTTGTCGGCTGCAGATTCACCTTTGCGCTTAGGAGAGCCACTGACTCCCTGTTGCCCGAATCGGATTAACCGAATTTCGTCCCCTTCCTTGGCCAAAACGGCATGGGATTTCGTAGGGTGGCTCGGTGTGCGCTTAGGCTTGTTGTAGCCTTCAAATTTTTCGCCGCCGCGTTCAACCATCAGTCAAACCTTATTCAAGGTTAGAAGTGATGGTGCCGCTGGTAATGAAGTTGCAAGTCACAACGACCAAATCACCGGCTGTGGATGCAATATCCATGCTGGTGATGATTCCAGCAAAGCTGATCGAATCTGAACCAGTTGTGGTGCCCGTGGTAAACAGCTCGAAGGTGGCGTCAGCTGTGTCCGCTGTCGTCATGATGTCCTCGATAAAAGAGGCTTGGCCAGTGGCATCGGGGTCGTACACCAGTTCGACCGTGCCAGAGCCGGAAATCATGCTGCCGACAAAAGTCCGGAAAGTGTCGCCGTGATCGGTGACATCCAGGGTTTCTTTGGTGATGTTCAGCGTCCAGCTGCGGGTGCCAATAATAGTGGCGTTAGTAGAACCGGCAGCGTCAAACTGAACAGCCCCCTGTTCTCCACGGAGGATAGCCATGATTAGACATAAGGAAGGGTCTATGCCTTTGAGTCTAGCTCTTCAATCGCGATAGGTAAGCCCAATGTGTGGCGTGACGCTGGGCGTTCCAGAGGAAATGTGAGAGATCCTCATTCGGATGTTGTTACATGGCTTGCCGTCGTAAAAATAGAGGTATTGGCCATCAGCGTTGATTGTTTTGCTGGTATCGATGGTGAACCACTCGGAACCACCATTGAAATTGGTCTCTAAAGCGAGGGTGAAGTTCGCTCCAGCAGTGACGACAGCGGCAAAGCAAAAGCAGCTGGTGTCTGCGTGAACCTGAAAGGCATCATCAACAGAGGTGAGAGGTGTTTATTCGTGGTACTCAACAAGGTTGGTGCCACGGTTGATCGTAAGTGCCATTACTTCTGCTTTTTGGAGCGGGACTTTTTGTAGATGTCGGAATCAGCCTTACGCGCACCCCCTTTTCCAGACATGTAGCTATTGACTCGACCCATCGCCCAGGCCGCCATAGAGACGTTTCTGGAGCCACTGGAAAGGTATGCGCCCTGCCCACGACGATAGACCTGAGCCAACTCGCCATAAGTGAAGCGAGTGCCTTCAGCCTTTTCTTTTAGGGCCTTTTTTGTTTTTTCGTTTAGCGGCTTTGCTGGCATTCTGAGAACTCCTGGAACGACTAACTGCAGCAACGTCAATGTTTTCGCCTCGCTTGTACTTTGCTGCAGTCTTTTTAATCTCAGCCGCCTTAGCGGCTCGATTTTTTGACCCAGAAAGGTACTTCTGTGCTGCCCCAGTCTTGGGGTCTTTGCGAGTTTTGCGAAATTTGCGCGTCACAACTCGTCACATCTTCTTGCCACCTTTTTTGGTGCCTTTCTTGGACTTCTTCTTGGAGCCGTAGTGGCCAGGCATGGCTAAAAGGCGTATTTACACCGATTTTAGCCATGGAATTGGGTGGAAAGCTAGGAGCCGCTCGCGCGCTGACACCCCCTCACCGCTGGCTTTCCGGGCAACGGACGATCGATACCGTTTGAACGGTTATCAAGCAAATCTTAGCCATCCCAAAGGCTTTTTAACGCCTAGCGTAGTACACTAGTCACATGAAAAAACAAACTCCCGCCAACAACCGGCGCCTTGGGACGCAAGACGTCGAATATGTTCTCGAAAGCTCCAAATCTGATCGCTCCATCGCAAACGAACTAGGGGTCGTTCATGTCGTAATCAGTAACATCCGTAATGGCAAAACTTACGGCGAAATTCGCCCAGACCTGCCTCGACGCACCAACAAAAGATGCCCGATGTGCGAGCATTGGCAGTATTCAAAATGCACTTTTGGATTTCCAGAACCCAAAAAAGAAGGCCACCTTTTTGCAGCCTTCTGTAGCTATTTTGAAGAAAAACCGCCCCTTGATAAAGACGGTAGTTTGTTGTCCCCAGCGTTTCCGGCTTCGCCAGATTAAATTGCTGCAAACATAAATACCCAAATGCGTCAAAAGCGTGGTCAACGCCTAAATTTTTGTTCGGCAAACCCGTTCCAGGAGAATAGGTGAGGGTACGAAGGGCCTTGATCAGCTCCTTGCACCGTGGATGGATCAAAACACGTCGATCACCAGACGCATCTAGTAACGCTGTATTAACTGCCGTAATCTTGTCGCGGATCTTCCACGGTGATCGCGGTGACTGCACCGTAAAACCGCTCTTTCGCAAAATTGCATGGTCCGTCACCCCCACTCCACTAGTCTTTCGCGCTCCGCCCGTAGGGTCAGGACACGCAATTACCCTGCGCTCCACACCGTATCGACGGGTTACCTCTTCCGCAAAATCCCAGGTGGTCGCACCGCCCGTCAACATGATCTCGTCAAACACATACAACGTATGACCGTCCTTCACCGCAACAATGCCACTCATTGGATCAACGTTAAAGTCAACCCCTAAAAGCAACGGCTGAATCGAAATATCCTTTGCTTCTGTCGATATATTCTCGTCGCTAAAGCTGATCGCTACTAATCCGCTTAAATTCTCGAAGCTCGCTTCAAACTCCTGCCGGAACGTTCGAGCATCAAGCTGAGCACGTGCTGCCTCGACCTCAGTCTTGCTGACATTTCCGCCGTCAATTGTCGTAAAGCTCCACCGCTGCCATAAATCAGTCGGATCCTCCTCCACATAACACCAAAGGTCATAAAACCAACTCGCCGTCCCATCAGGCGTTGAAATGAATAAGGCCCAGCCTTCCTTGTCGGCTAAAGCAGGGCGAATAACCTCAAACCAGACGTCTGCATCCATAAAAGCTGCCTCGTCCATCACAACGCCGCTTAAACTGCGACCGCGAAGCGCCATTGCGTTCTCTGTACCCTTTAATTCGATCGTTGAATCGTTGATCAGCTCGATCCGTAGATCCGTCTCGTTCTTAGTCTTGATCCAGACCTTTGGAACAAGCTTCTTTAAGACACGCCAGGCGATGTCCTTTGCCATCCGATACGTCGGAGCGCAATAAAAAAACGTCTCCCCAGGACGATTGATCGCTCCACGCAGCAATTCGACGCAAGCTAGGTACGATTTGCCGAATCTTCGACCCGCGACCAAGACGCGAAATCGTTTTTTGCATGAAAATACTTCGCCCTGCGCCCAGCGAAGTTGGATGGGTTGCGAATTTTGGCTCATGCCTATCACAATACACAGGTTTTCGACCCCTACCCCCCTCCTACCGTGCCAATGCGGCATATTGGAGGTTATTATCCAGAAAAAGGTTGACCCTTAAATGAGCCTTACCGAACGTCGCTCCACGCAAATACGTGAAGAGCGCATCCGACGCCTCTATCGCAGACAGCTGGATGGTCTGTCGGCAAGGGCGCTTGTTTACGATCACGCTGAAAAAGAACAAGTCTCAATTGAAACCGCTTGGCGCGATTGGCGAGCCGTAAAAGAACTCGTTGATGAAGACTGGCAGGCTGATCGCGAAAATATGCTCGCGCGGCTTCAACATATGCGTACCAAACTCTTCCATCAGGCTCTGAAGAAGGGGCAGCTGCAAACTGCTTCCCAGGTCCTGGACTCCATTGGACGTGTTATCGGTGAGTCCACTGAAGTCGTCAATATCCAAGCGCCGGACCTCACAATCAAAATCGAAGACAAAATCGACTGACGCTTAGACGCAACGCAAAACACTGGGGCTCCCGTAATACCTCGGGGGCCCTTTTTAGTACTCGATCACTTGTTTGCGGATATATGTGCAGGTTCCCCGCGCCAATTGCGAACGATTCTCATTTGCAATACTGCCCCCCCTATTGCAAACGATTCTCAATTGCAATAGCTCTTGAGAATGACTCTCAATTGCAACAGTTCTTGAGAGTGATTCTCAGTTGCAATAGTTTTTGAGAGTGATTCTCAGTTGCAATAGTTTTTGAGAGTGATTCTCGGTTGCAATAGCAGTCGCTTTGTTGAGAATCGCTGAGAATCAACTAGCGGGGATTCTCAGTATCGAGTGCTAATTGAGAATGTTAAGATCTCGCGTGAATGGCGATTTTCTCGCCTATCACTCCAAGAGTTTGGTATGCTAGAGGAGTGATCAGGATAGGGAGGCGAGAGCCTCTCCGCTCCACAGCCAAGCCGATCATCGATCGCCTCGCGATCGGCAAGCCTTCCCGCTAGGGACAGGCTGGCAGAACCTCGATAACTACATAGCGCGCAACGCTGACAGTCAGTCAAGCTGATCAGCCAGCTGGCTGGGTCTCACCCGTGCCAGCTTCAGCCGCCTCTCGTCGGTTCGCTTGTTACCAGGCGCACTGTCAGCAGGGGCGGCAAACCAGACTCCCAAGCGCTCTCAATCGCGAGAGTGTGGAGGGTCTGGCCAACGTTCACACCAAACAGGAAACCATCAAATGCAAACGACACAAACAACACGTCACAGCATCACTAGCGCTGAGGTTGAACTGCATAGTTCATCGATCCGTGCCAAATGCAAACAGACTGGGGATGTGGTCGAGATCGATCTGCCCTATGGGGTAGTGAAGCCAGCGATTGAGCAATTCTTGCTTAGCGGCTGGCGTGGTGAGAAGGAAGAGATCATCCGAATTCTCACTGAGAATCTCCGAGAGATTGACGCCAAGGCAGACGCCCAGGGGGTCAGCTGATGACCCTTGAGACGTTCGCCACCCGGTCACTGATAGCAGTGGCCGGGCTTTCTTGCCTGTGGTTGTTCTTCTATCAACCGGAGAGCAACCGTTCCAGTTTCACCCATAGCGGCACTCAGCCGTACATAAAAACAATCGCCATCAAGGGATGGATGCAATGACAATCAGCGGCCCATTGATCAAGACAAAATACCTGGGACCTACCGCAAGGCTAGGCTCCCGGATTGTTGCTAGCCATCATCGCGATAGCGGGACGGTCTGGCGACAGACGAGCCACTGGCAACACGAGGAAAGCGCTTTCGAGAATGCACGATTGGCGGCGCTTGCTCTCATCCGCTCCAGTCCAATGGCGGACTGGCAAGCCCAGATCGTAGCGTCTGGGTTTGACCAGGATCACTATTATTTCATTGTCTCGACGCCATCGATGACCTCGGCTTGACGGCCGGGGTCTTTCTTTCGTTCCAACAAAGGAAACCACATGACAACGCTTCAAGAGATTGCAGACGCAAATGGCGTCAGCCTTTCAGATCCAGCGGGGCTGAGATATGCCCAGATGGTTCTGGAAGAGCTGAGCTGCTACGGCGGGAGTTTCCCTAAGCCGTATGAAATCGCAGACGAACTTAGGGAGGGCTCAGCCGATGTGGTTTGATCGATTCGACATTTGCGAGGCTCACTTCATGTTCGCCTCGCTATTTCATGGCGGGCAAGGCTGCCCAATCTATGGCAAGTTTGCCCAGCTTGAAAGGCTAAGGTTTCGCCCCAGTCCGTGCCTTTCACAGCCTTCTGACTTGCAGGGCAATGCTAGGGCGATCTATCAAGCCCTGGTAGAGAAACACTGCGGCATCAAATCGACAGCCCCCAACTAATGGGGGCTTTTATCGATTCAGGGCTTGGTCGTTATCCGTTCCAGGATCAATCCCTAGCAAGCGGGACGATGATATGGCCCTGCAGCTTAGCTCTCACGAACTTCTCACGGGTCCAAGTCAGGCGGCCAGCATGAGCACGCCCTGAGGGGTCCCTACGAAACCACGTGAGGGCTTCCAGCACCAATTCCAGCTCATCGGGCGCGAGATACTCTTCCGTCCGTTCCACGGGCTTCTGGGCAGCTTTCAGGGTCTTGGGCATCGTAGGGGTCACGTCGGGGTTGTCGATCTAATGATTGGCTGATAGGCTATCACAGGAATGGGCGTATCACTTGGTGGGAATTCTCACTGAGAATCCATTCCGAGAATCCGTTCCAAAAAACACTACATGACAAAAAACCATGAAAGCTTTCGAGAGGACGCGCTACAGATCATCAAATCCCTTCATGCGGAAGGCCTTGGCCGTAAAGAGATCGTTTCGGTTCTGGTGGATGATCACGGTGTCCCCCAATCTTCCGCGTATCGCTTCTACTCGACGTTCACTGCGGGCCTGGAGGACCCCTGGGATGCCTCGCCCGTCAATACACTCCGTTCCAAAGCACTACAGTCCCTGGAGATCCTTCTGGAGCAAGCTGAAGACAAAGGCGATCAGGAGAAGATTCTAGAAATTTCTTCCATCATCCTTAAAAACACCAAGCGCTAATGACTGACATTAAACGCATCGATGTGATAGAGGTCCTGGCACCTGATCCCGACATCTCAGGTGTGACTCGCTATGAGATCATCGCTCTTATCGATGACATCGTTCCAATGCAGATGGCCATCTATACGCCAGGGCTTGCTCAACCTGGCGAATTTGGACCCGCTCTCTGCTCCACCATCATTGAAGTCTCCGATGGCGACAAGCATCCACCGCTTGGCGCTCCAACAGCAGACATCATTACCTATCTCGACAACTTTTCACCTGATTGGACTCCTATCAATGACTAACGATTACACACAAATCATTGAAGCCTTTGATCTGATCACTCAGGCCTTTGAGCGTGACCAGAAACGCCATCTCATGGATCAACATATCCCAATCTCTATGCAACATCTCCTGGAAGAACAGATCATCCCCCAGATGCAGCAAGAGATCGACTATGACCCAACACCACAAACGGCTTACGACTTCTTTCACTGACTGAAGTCTGATAGCGGCTTACGCGCCAAAATGTAATCACGGAGCAGGCGCTTCATCTCGTTAAGGGAGACGCCTGCTTCCTTTGCTCCTACTGCCACATTGTTACGGCAGTAGTAACAGTTCTCCAAAATCTCCTTTGACACCATGGCAGCTCCCTTTAAGCCCAAGTCAATCTCTGAACCATTCTATTACTCTGAAACAATGGAAAGGCGAATTTATATGACTCAAGTTCCAAAGCTTAGTCCTGAACAATTAAAGACTGTTGTGGCGGAAACTGAAACGCTTTGCAAAAAGCTAATCTTTGAAATTGCTGCCTGCAAAGAGTTTCCTTGCAGCGAACAACAGTATTATTCCCTTTGCACAAGACGCCGGAAGACTGAACAGATCTGGATGTTTGCTAAAGATAAATTTCTTGACACCTATGTCGAAAAAAACAAAGAGCCTAAAGAAAAGGTCGCACTGCGAATGCTTGAAGATCTTCTGATCGCAAATAATCCCCAGCTTGCAATTAAATTGATCACTAAAGCCAAAAAACTTACCGCTGGAATCCGCTAAATGCTAACCGCTCCAAGGTCAAGCATCGCCATATAGCGGTCAAGACGTTCCTGCCACCTACATTCACAGCCCCTCATCTCCAGCTCTGACAACATTCGGAGCTGGACATTCCCATTGGGCTTCGCAATCACTACCGCTCCAGCAGACACCTTAAGGCCGATCATCTGGCGTAACGCCAAACTATATGCGCCCAGCTGGTCCTGGTGATCGACCAGCCAAGATTCAGGCTTGTCAGACTCACGACTCGATGTCTTGAAGTCACAGATGGTTAGACCCAACGGAGTGTCGATCAAAGCGTCCGCCGTTCCAGCAAAGCCTCCGCTATGGCTGATGCTGAACTCGCTAGCATGAATGGCCGTTACAGATCCGCTAACCAGCCAATCGCATAAGCCTCTGGCGTACTCACGGGCGGCCCATGAAACTTTCGGCGCTCCATCCACCGACTTCTTAAGTGCCCAGGAGGTGACGGCTTTTGGAGCACGTGCCAAACCATCATCCCAAACCTTCCACGTTCCCTTCTTGTTGGCACTTTGACGTGCCAGCTTGGCTGCGGTCTTGAGAACATACTCGCACTGCTCATGAACGACTGTTCCACGGTCACAAGCGATCTGACGCTGTAACTCGCTTCCCGGTTTTTTCGCCCAACGCTCCAAGGCATCTTTCTGGGACTGGGGGGCGGTGTGCTTCAGAATATGAGTGACAGAGTGGTATGTCTTCCCTTCTTCATCTCTGTAAACCCTGAATGGGCCAGAGTTGTCTTGCTCCAAACGCCACTGCCTCAATGAGGCAAGCTTGTCCTGGACTTCTTCAAACGGCATTAGACGCTTCTCGCTTTAACCACGCTTCTGTGAGCTGATGAACCTTAGGTTCGATCAAGTGAAACGAAGAGACAACCCCGCCAAAGTCACCAACCGTTATATGAATGCAACCGTCCTCTAAAACAGTTGTGATTGGATCAGGGATGAAACGAGGCTGCTCTTCGGCCATTCAAGGCATAGGTATCCAAAGCTAGAATACCTCTAAAAATCGGGCTGGCAAGAAAAAGGGAGCCCGAAGACTCCCCCGACCCCTTTCCGCTCCAGTTCTAGCCAGCGTTAAACGGATCGCCACCGGCAATCATCTGATTCAGATCGAAGCCAGCCTTCTGCACTGCTTCCCACTCAGACTCCATCGCATCCTCGTCATGCTCTTCCTCATCACGGGGAACGATCAGCAGCTCATAACGAGTCATGTCCGCCTGAATCTTGCTTAGCTCGAAATCCCAGCTCAAAAGATTCTTAGAATACTTTCGATTAAGGCCGTACTTTGCAAACTGACGTGCTAATGAAACGTGAGAAACTTCAAGCACTTGAACTTGCTTTAGGTCCCAATTGTAAACCGGCCAAGTAAGGCACTCGACAGGAGGACGGACAGCAGTCTTGTCGTAATTTAACGACTGAACGTAATCCGTTCCAAGCTCAGTGTCGATGTCAGCTTGGGTAGGCTTGTTCATAAAGCGGAACGGCTTCATTGAGTCGTCAGCTTTGGCCAAGCCCCAGAGAAGCCAGTAGCAGAGCGGGTCTTGCTCCAGCAACGCAAAATTGGCTGGCTTGCCTTGCTGTAACTTTGTGTACCGCAGATAGTTCTCCCTGGAAGAACCACCCTCGGCCTGCCGCTCCATAGACTGGAGGAAGGTTGCTGATAGTTTCACGTGAAAATTACAGGAGTGGGTTGTCGCGTCAAATTTAAGACGCCTTAGAATACTACAGAAGTTTTGACGACCCGTCAACTTGGGGTAGCATAAAAAAATCCCTGAGGACCCCTCCCCAGGGATTGGTTTACCTATTCACCTTCTTATAGTACATGAACTTCTCTGAATTCGTCAAGCAGCTCCCAGAAGGGCTGGTATACGCACCAATCTTCCGTAAAGGCGCACGGATGGAATCCGGCAAGCGGGCTGTTGGCAAGAATCCGACCCAAGCATCCTTTGATCACAAGCTCGGTCCAGCTGATGTAGCTCTCGCTTGCCAGCGCAACTCAGACCTTCAAGCCGTTGGCATCTTCACTGGTATTCGCGGGAACGGCATCGTCATCCTTGACGTCGATCGCAACCTAAAAAAATGCCTCAAGCTTTGGGGTGATTCCGTCGCATCCGCTCCAAAGGTCACTTCCACCAAGCTCAACGCGGCTAAATATATCTTCCGGGTACCTGAAGTCCTCTGGAACAAAGTCGAAGGTCATGGACTCCGTGACGATGGAGACTATGAGATCCTCTGGAACTCCAAACGCCAAGGCGTAATCTTTGGCGCCTATCCAGGCAATGACAAAACTAATACGCCTGCCGGTCAGTACAATTTTGAATGTGATCTCAATAACATCCCCGTAGCTCCTGACTGGCTCCTTTCAGAAATGAAAGAGCCACCGAAAACCATCATCAAACGCGACCTCGACTTCTCTGATCGCACGCAAGACGAGATCTTCGAGATCGTCAAAGATTGCCTCGACGTGATCCCTAATAAGGGCAAAGGCTCCAGGGATCACTGGATCAAAATTGGCATGGCCATCAACTCTGCTCTCCCCACAGAGGCAGGAATGATGCTCTGGTCTTCTTGGTCCTCTGATGATCCTGACTTCGCCTCAGACTGGGAAGACGGCAACCCTTGCGAAGAGGTCTGGTACTCCTTCAAAGGCAGCGGTGTTGGCCTTGGCACCCTTATCTGGCTTGCTGACCGGGAAGACCCTCAGAGGCGTCGATTTTCAGACGATCTGGCCCAAGTCGTTAAAACAGCAGAAGCGAAAGTAGTTCAAGAATATCGCCAGGCCACTCTCGACTTCGATGAGGTCGTCAGACGCTCCAAAAAGATCCTTGAACTCGATAACCACGCTAAGGTCAATTATCGCCTCAACAGCCTTGCGCTCCAAGCCGGATACCGCGATCAAGGCGCCCTGGAGAAACTCATCGTTGATCAGCTCCAATACGAGAAACAGAAAGACCTCATCACCTTGACCGACCTGATGGAGATGGATGAAAAGCGGGACTATCTCATCCCTGATGTCCTGCCTCACCCCTCAGTCGTTCTGATCTATGGCGCTGGTGGTGACGGTAAATCCATGTCTGCTTGGGCTCTCGCTAAGCACGTAGCGACTGGCAAGCCCTTCCTCGTTCGTGGCAACCATATGCCCGTTCAGCAAGGTCCAGTCCTGCTCCTGAACGGTGACCAGCCTCTCCTGCAAATCAAAGAGCAGTTGGAGGAAGTGGACTACCCGATCAACGATATGACTCGGGTTCTCACTGACTGGCAGCTTCAACGCTACGCCCAGTTCATCAAGCTGATGGAGACCTACGAGCCAAAACTCGTCGTCATTGACTCCCTCATCGGTTGCTCTGGTGGCCGAGCCTTTGACGAAAACAAGTCTGAGTTCGCTCAGCCCCTCTACTGGCTCAC